AGGAAATCGAAGAAGCTCACGATCCAAAAAAAATGCAGAAGCACAATCAATTGCTTCTGTTGCAGCCGCCGAAGATAAAGGACCTAAGGCGCCTAAGCGTCGTGGTGATAAAGACGGTGGCGATAAGAAAGCACCTGCTGCAGGTACAAAAGCAACTGCTCCACAAGCCGAGTCTATTGAATTTAATAGAGACTTTAGTGAAGACTTAAATGCTTTGGTAGAATCTGAGGCTACACTCAGTGATGAGTTCAAAGCCAAAACAGCTGTAATCTTTGAAGCTGCAGTAAAATCAAAACTTTCTGAAGAAATCAATCGTTTGGAAGAAGAGTACGCTCAACAACTAGACGAAGAAGTTGCTTCAATCAAGAGTGATCTTGTAGAGAAAGTTGATAGCTACCTCAACTATGTGGTTGAGCAATGGATGGAAGACAACAAAGTTGCGATCCAATCTGGCCTACGTACAGAAATCTCAGAAGGCTTTATGAATAAGTTGAAAGACCTATTTGTAGAATCTTATGTCGAAGTTCCAGAATCCAAAGTCGACCTAATTGACGAACTAGCCGCTGATAATGAAGAGCTCGAAGAGCAATTCAATGATGCAGTAGCTAAAAATATTGAGCTTGCAGAAGAGCTAGAAACATATAAGCGTGAGGCAATCATTCGTGAAGCATCACGTGATCTAGCAGAAACTCAAGTTGCAAAACTTAAGTCATTGGTAGAAGATATGGACTTTGTTGACGAAGAAACTTTCGCATCGAAAGTAGCAACCGTTAAAGAGTCTTATTTTAAAAAGCAAACTACTGAATCCGTCATTGACGAAGAAACTGAAGAAGAATCAATCAACGAAGAAGTTTCTGATGTAATGGCACAGTATATTGCAGCAATCCGTAAAACAAAAAAATAATAATTAGGAGATCCAATTATGGAAACTTATGATCGTCTCGTAGAGAAGTGGTCTCCAGTACTGAACGAAGAATCAGCTGGTACTATTAATGATGCACATAAACGTGCAGTTACAGCTGTCGTTCTGGAGAACACAGAAAAAGCGCTTCGTGAAGAGCGCGCGCAAATGAACTTCTTGTCAGAAGCACCAGCATCATCTGTTGGTAATTCTTCTGTACAAAACTGGGATCCAGTTCTGATCTCATTGGTACGTCGTGCAATGCCAAATATGATGGCATATGACGTATGTGGTGTTCAGCCAATGTCAGGCCCAACTGGCTTGATCTTTGCGATGAAAGCACGCTACGGCACAGGCACAACTGGTGCAACTGAAGCATTGTTCAACGAAGCAGACACAACCAAAGCTGGTGATTCTGGAGATACACAAGGTGCAGATCCGTCAGGTCTCTCTGGCTTGACAGACTCAAACTCAGATTCATCAATCGATAATGATCGTGGTAAAACCCCAATCACATTCGGCGATGGTATGACAACTGCAAAAGCAGAATTGTCTGGTGCATTCCGCAATATGGGTTTCACCATTGAGAAGCAAACTGTAACTGCAAAATCACGTGCGTTGAAAGCAGAATACAGCCTTGAGCTTGCACAAGACTTGAAAGCGATTCATGGTCTTGACGCTGAGACAGAATTGGCAAATATCTTGTCAACAGAAATCTTGGCTGAAATCAACCGTGAAGTTGTTCGTACAATCAACTCACAAGCAAAAACTGGTGCTTCTACAGCTAATACTGCAATCAATGGTATCTTCGATTTGTCTACAGACGCAGATGGTCGTTGGTCAGTTGAAAAATTCAAAGGTCTGTTGGTTCAACTAGACCGTGAAGCAAACCAAATCGCAAAAGATACACGTCGTGGTAAAGGTAACTTTGTTATCTGTTCTTCTGACGTTGCTTCTGCTTTGGCAGCAGCAGGTGCATTGGATTATGCTCCAGCGCTTTCAACAAACCTGAATGTTGACGACACAGGCAACACGTTTGCTGGTGTTATCAATGGTCGCATGAGAGTATACATCGACCCATATGCAACTGCTGACTACATCACTGTAGGCTACAAAGGTTCTAACGCATATGACGCTGGTGTCTTCTATTGCCCATATGTACCACTCACAATGGTACGTGCAGTTGGTGAGAACGACTTCCAACCAAAAATCGGATTCAAAACTCGTTACGGTATGGCTGCAAACCCATTCGTACCTGGTGCGATTTCAAACAATGGTCTTGGAAATGCTCGTGCAAACCAATACTACCGTATCTTCCGCGTGGACAACATCCTA